CAGCGCCACCAAAGCTAGTAGTCGCTTCATTGTTCCTCCTGCTTTCATGCCGTACCTCTTGCCAGCGATGCAGACTCCTCTTGCTGGTCAGGAGGCGCAATCTCTTTTTCAATATCAATGCCTTGGTACCCTGAATCTGGGTCACGTGCAAGCCGCTCACGCTCTTCTTGATGGTCAATCACGCCTCTGTCGATGTAATTTCCGGCCCGAATGCTGTCGTTGACGCGGATCGTCGACTCCTGCTCTTCCGTCATCTCGTATAGTGGGTTGAAGACAAACGTGATGTCGGGATCAATCTCGCCGTAGAGGTGGAGTTGCACGATCTTGAACATGGCGTCCACGAGCTTGCGATAGAAAGCCTCTTGCTGGGCATGGATGTAGTCGTACCAGACGCGAATCTCTCCCTCAGCCGTGTTGCCGAATCCTGAGGGTGTGACGCCGGTTAGCACGGTTGCAGGCTCACGGCTCACCACGCAAAGCTGCTCCAACGCCTGCGCCTGTAGCTCGTGCAACCCACCCAGGGGAACGGCAAGCTGAGTAAGCTCCTCGCGTTCCTTATCGAGCGCCATGACGCCCTTATTGCTGCGCGTGAGCGTAAAGAGCTTGATGCGAGAGAATAGGTCGGATCCATCATCTCCGCCCGTCAGCACCTGGTCCATCGCCGTCGAGAGCACAACAATAGAGAAGTTGTTGATCATGTCAGAAACACTCTGCCGGGTGCGCAGCCAGTTGTTGACGTAGGGCTCGGCAAGCTGCGAGAGGCTGATGCCGCTGAAGTTGAATCCCGGCTTGAATATGTCGGGAACCTCGCGTGTGGTCACAATCAGCAAACGCGTCGCGTCCCAATGCTGGCCCATTACCCACCAGCTCTGCGGCTTGTAGAAGTCATTGCGGGAGGGGTCAAGCGCGTTGTACATCAGTGGCGTTGTCCAGATGGGGTCAACGTTCTTGAATCCCTCCAGACTGCCCTTCTTGATCGTCTTCGAGCTGATTATGAGTGGAGTCTTCACGTCCGCGCCCGCGATGTTAACGAGGATCTGGCCCGTCCCGTAGAACGCATCATGCTCCGCTGCTTTGCGGATGATCTGCTGAATCCCCAGCTTCGTGAACTCCTGCTCAATCTCGGTGATCTTCTGCTTCGTACTGTCGCCGGCCGTGTCGGTGGAATTGAACGTGATCCACTGCCGGGTAAGCTCCGTTGCCAGCGCGTTCGCCATGTTGCGGTACTCCGACCGCAGCGCCAGTAGCATGAGGTAAGGATAGCCTGGGAAGCCTTCAATGTTGTTGTAGGCGTAGAGTTGCGAGCCAAACTGAGGCCCAGCATCCATCGCCAGCTTTGCACACTCGTAGGCTGCAGAGTCCATCGCCACCTGCGGCTCTACGCCTTTGGGCACGACGCCAGCAGGGATGACGGGAGGTTGGATGTTGTAATGCGGGCGCGGTGCGTCCTCCATCGCCTTGTAGATGGCTGAGCGTATGCCCGATGAGGTTGCGACAGGCTTAGCTGGCGGTTCGACGGGGGCGGGTTTCGTCTTCCAGAACTTTAGCATAGGCGTCGGGGCTCCACCATGATTATGCACCAACACCGGGATCCATGTATCGATAATATTCCAGCAAGAACAGCGAAGCCAGCATCATGAACAGCCAGTCTCCGGTGTGGCTGTGGTGATACCAACATGCGCAGAGAAAGCACGCTATCGATGGAAGAACGTTGAATAATCGCCTCGTTTCGGCTCCTTCATTGCAGCGCATTTGGAATAAGCGGATTCCACAGCTTTGAGCAACTCCCGCGTCTCGTAAAGCATAAAGTGGAGGCGGTCGAAGTCATCTGAGCTTACATATTGAGGTTGAGGATGCGGCTGTCCCTTAGCTGAAAGTCTACCCTCCTGCCAATCAGTGTTATCCTCATCGCACTGCCAGAATCGCAACCTCTCTACATTCTCAGGGTCAAACCCTGCATAACCTTCGGGCACTTTCATTGTTTGCATCCTCTAAAATGATTTCCACCGAGGGCACCACATGACTTGCACGGCTTACCGGTGGGGTTGATGAGCCGCTCACGCTCTTCTTGATGGTCAATCACGCCTCTGTCGATGTAATATCCGGCCCGAATTGGGGAGACATATCCGGTCGTTGTCTCGCGCTCGATCCATGCGACGGTCTCTTTGCTGGCAAGTCTCCTCACGCAACCTGTAAGCGTCTCTATGGATTTTCGCATCTCTGGCTTCAGAAAAGGACGTGCTGGCGGTTTCGGCATTCTCGCCAGCCCACCGCTGTCATTCGGATCGCCCGCGGCAACCTTCGCGTTCCACTTCCGGCTGCGACACTTGCCGCTGGTGCAGTGCGTGTACACCACTCCCGGAGTCGGTATCCACTCATGGTTGCAGATGTCGCAGTGGTTTACTGTGCGCTGGACTTGGCTCATAGGGGGCTCTTTACGTCTTTACCATCAGCAGCCTCAACCGGTGCATACCATCCATCATTTCGGCTGGTATGGCGTCCTTCATGTCCGGCATCGCGACGGCAACGAGACTTATCACGCGGAGAACGTTCAATGCAGATAGCAGGAGGTTCTGGCGGTTGGGATGCTCCGCTTTCTAATTCAGTCTCAAGCTGTGCGCGAGTAACGTATCCCAATTCCACCAAGATAGCATCTGTTTTCTTGATCCACCGGCGCAAAGGTGCAACTTCCCATGCGATATCCGACAGGAACTCTTGGCTCCTAATCTCGCACAGAAGTTTAGCTGCTCGGTCTAGCATCCTAGTTGGTGTCCTGCTCATACTGCCCCCCGGATAAAGTTGATCTTCTTCACATACTCAGCAGCGAGAACGTTGATATCCTTGATCTTGTGTGCGGATATGCCAATCAATCGGCAATCCTTGAGAAGCTGCGCGCGACCGTCTTCGATGTGTACTGCGATTCTCTCGTCATCCGTCATTTTTAAATAGGGTTTCATCTACTGGCGCTTTGCGGTAACCTTTGGGTTTGCGAAGGTCTAGGCTCATGCTGCCCCCATAAGTACCAACGCGGCGCGTACCTTCGCCAGCGCAACGCTGGTAGTTGTGCTTGGCCCTACACCGTTGCAGTTCGTTGAAAGCATCGCGCTACGGCTAAGAATCGCTTCGGCGTGCTCCAGGGCTTCGCGAGTCTGACTTACGCAGCCCTGATAATCGTGAAGGTTTTCGGGACGGTTGGCGAAGACGCGATCAATGCGTCCTTCGGACTCTTTGCGGTCTAGTTCATCGTAAAATGCGCTCATCTTCTATTCTCCCGCCAAACACAAAAGGTGAAACTTCATATTGGGAAACCCGGTCTTGAACCCAGCCATGAAAAAATCATCTGTTATGTGTTGGAGTATGCCGAATCGCCCCCGTCTTGCTCCCAAGCGTTGCGGCGAGTGCTGAACACTTCCACGACCCACATTGGCTTGCGGACTTCGATGTCGATTGCATTTACAGTCATTGGTGTTGCCTCCATGTGTTCAATATACACACCATCGTACACGGACGCAACATAAATCGTATCAATCACGCACGCAGCGCAGCGTCAAGCACGCCCTGCGAGATTCTGAGCGAACTGCCCACCGGCCCCGCATACGCCATGATGAACGCGTCCGCGAGGTTTGGTGATGGCACAGCCCCACCTACCCGCGTTGACTTCGCCATATCCTCTTTGCTCTCAACCTTTACGCGCCCGTTGCGGTCAAAGTCTCGCTTTGGGGTTGATAGCTCAGTCTTTAGCTTCTCCAGGTGCGGCATGTCGCTGGAGATGCTGATCATGTCCTCTTCAGCGAACTTCTCGCCGCGGTTGATGGCGTTGTATGTGTTGCGGAACCTATCGCCTATCTCCCACCATTTCTGCGACTTGAGGTTGCTGAAGTAGTCTTTGTTCTTGATGCGGTCCTGGCGGTCGCTCACGTAATAGTCTTCAGGGCGCTCCACCGCGCCGCCCGCGTTGAACTTGGCATACGTCAACCGCAGATGCTTGTCCCGCACCTGGTTAAGCTCGTCGAACTTGGCACCCGCCGATGCTCCGACCCCAATGCAATCATAGCGAATGCCAGCCGTGCGCTCCAGCGCCGCGTGGTAGGTTCTCATGCAGGACTTCAGCAGTTCATCCTCGCGGGCCCGCCATTCGTCCGACCACAGTGCCACCGAGCCATGAGCGTAGATGTTTGCGCAGGCGTCCTCACCATCGTCTGCCACGTCAAACCCAATTGTTTTCTTACCCTTGGCCTCAAACCCGAGCTTGAGATGCGCGTCAATGGCTGCCTCAATCCAGCTACGCTTGATGACGGTTCCCTCGGTGTCCTCGCGCGGTTCGCCTAGGTAGATATGCCTGTAATCTTCCTCTGACTCTGCTCTCGTGCGCTCGATCACCTGAAGCATCGTATTGCTGAGGAATGGGTTCTCGTCGTAGTTGATCTTGCGGGTCAGATATCCAGCGGGCGGATTCACAACAAACCGCTGATAAGCAAAGTCCGTGGCAAACTTCGGATTGAATATGATCCAAATCTGCGAGCCCTCTTTGCGGATCGTCGGCTCGATGATCTCCAGCTGATCTTTCGTTAGAAACTGAGCCTCTTCAATCCAGCACACGTCCACATCCTCAAGTCCTTTTATCTCCTGAAGATTGCGGGCCAACCCGTAGAAGACAAAGGTGCTTCCCGTCTTGTAGTGCTCAATCGATCGGTCGGTTATGCGGAACTCGGAAGACAGTCCAAAGCGCTCAATCTGTATCTTGAGCAGCGTGTACACTGACTCTTCGATTTTGTTCTGGAATTGCCGGCAGCAGAGGAAGCGACACCGCACGGTTGACGCCAGCACGATAGCGAATCCCGCTGCATCCCAGGACTTGCTACTGCTTCTGCCACCGAATAACACACGGCCCCGCGCTGGCGTCTCCCAAAAAGCCCGAAGGCATGGATTCAGTGTTGGCGTGTACTCTGCCGTGTACATTACTTCTCCGGCTTGGGAATGGACGCGTAGAAGTCGCTAAGCGTGCGCACGGTAACAGGGTTATCGGGATCGCCGCCCAATGTAACCGATTGCGCCGCCTTGCCCTCAATTCTGTCTGCTAACTCACTCGCTGCGTTCACCTTACCCTTGATCGCTTCCTTGAGCATCGCCAGCGCAATCAACTCCGCGCCAGTCCTGCCTTGAGGATCGCCGGGGAACGGCTTGTCCAGCAACGCGCGGTAAGCCTCGGTGATGAGCTTCGTCTTTGGCCTGCCTCCGGGGTTGCCTGATTCTCCCGGCTTCCACGGGATCAGCCCCCGCATTCTGTTTTCTACAGTGTTTTGAGCGTC